AATCTAACAGTACAGAAATACCAGAGCCATCTAAATCATAGTCTGCGAAAACTAAATCGCCATTACCATCTCTATAATTACTTAGAAATGTTTTGAGATTGGTTTTAATATCATCAAAATCTAATTCAGAAACTCTAAGATTTGCCATTATCTTAATCTACCTAAGGTTTGGGTTATTGTAATTGGCGTATCTATATTCTTTGGCGTAAAAGTAATATCAACTAGAAGCTCATTGACATCTTGATTTTCAGTAATATCTACAGATATCACATTTATTCTTGGTTCAAATCTTTCAAGTGTCATCATTATAGACCTTTCTGCAGCATTTTTTAAAGCTGGAGAATAGTTTTCAAAAAACATGTTTGTAATTTGTGTACCTATTTCTGGATGAAACGGTCTTTCGTAGTTTTTAGTAAGTATAAGATTCTTAACCGATGCTTTTATAGCATCTAAATTGAATTTTCTGTTTACATCGCTGGTATAGGGATGTGGCTGGAATAACAAATCCAGATCAGAAAATTGTTTAATTACTCGATTAATAGTAGCCATTTAAATATTTATTAAGTGAAGTAATTTACTAATTGATTTCTAGCGGTCATCACATGATTTACCATAGTACCAGTTTTAATTGGGCTAGTTGCTCCAGATTTATCAAAAGAAAAATGTACCCAAGATATCACTATAGTTCCTCTTCTTTCAAATTCTAGAAGTAACTGTTTATGAGGAATATTATCCCTGATCCATTTAGCTATAGTAAAATATTGAGGATATGAATACGCGGGAAATTGAAGATCTGCCGCCATACCTCTTCCATGATCGTTCTCTCTTCTCGGTTCATTTTTTCCGGTTTTCTTATTGTAAAATAATTTTCCATCCTCTCTGAATCCAGAAGTAACAATCGTATCGGGATATTTTTTCATTATTAATTCTATTTGTTCTGCTAAGAATTTTAGATTACACGCTATATCTGCTCTGCTAAGTCCGAGTTGTGCTTTTAATGGATCTACGGTAATGAAGTTGCCAAGTGTAAAGTTTCTTGATAATTTAATGGATTTAGGAAAATTATTTTGCTTATCAAATGCAGCAAATTCTGAACATGTGGCTGCTATAACTCCGGGACTTACTGCTGATGCGGTGGCACCTTTACCCGAGTCTGTTCCTGCTACATTGTAGGTTGCATCTTCTATCAATCCTTCCTGCAATTTATTATCTCTTAGCTGTTTAGCTGCATCTGATTTAGCTGAATCAGGATCATCTAATAAAAATGTAGATTGATTAGTCTCAACACTATTTTTAGGGGGTTTATTTACTATAGCGGGGGTTATTTTCTCGGGCGTATCTAATGCAGGAATTTTAGTTTCCTGAAGTTTGGTAGCCCCCATTTTAGTTTTAATTACTGTAGCATCCATCTTTAGTTCGAACCCACCATCAATACTAGTGGATTGAGTACCTTGCATAACTAGTTTAGAACTAGATTTTAATGTCAAATTATTTTCTTTAGAAAACAGATTCAGTTCTTTTCCTTGAATCTTTAATTGTTCATCAGATACTATAGTAAATCCTTTCTTTGCAGATATGTTTACTGTTTCACCTATAAGATTTAATCTACCTGCAGATTTTATACTTACATCATTATTTCCCACAATAGTAGTTGTACCTACAACTTGAATATCTGCATTATTTTTGACATATATTTTGGATGAACCATCAACAGTTACATTCTGAGCACCCCTAATATAGACATAATCGTTATTATCAATTATCTCATATCTATCGCCTATGGTTTTACGAACACTTGTTCCATTGACATCTATTTCTATAAATGTTCCAGATTTATGATAGATATTAATTCTTTCTCCACTCGGAGTATTATCAAATTCCAATAAATGCCCAGCTTCTGTTTCTAATACTTGATTATATGGATATACTCCACCAAAAGGACTTGCTGGCTGATTCCATACTTGTGTAGAATTAGCTAAACCTACATCTGTTGCTCTAGTATTATCTTTAAGAGATATTGAGGGATGATCCTTTACACCTCTAGCTAATTTATTAGTGTCTGGTTGTCCTGCATAATCGGCTCTAGGATATACTGCATTTGGATCCTTAAACCCCTGCAGACTTAATAGTTGTGAATTCTTGTCTACATTATAATCAAAAATATCTGTAATTAATGATTCGGCAGGTAAAGCAGATTCCCCTCCTACCGCTGAACTACCAAGAGCATAATAGTCTTGTGTAGTTTTTCTACCATCAGATGCAGTAATGCCCTTTGTTGCTAGTTGTAAAGCACCACCAATACCACCTAAATGCGCTGCACTTAATAATCCAGCAATTTTTTCAGGGGGATCAGTATTAGATATAGCATTTTTTCTTTTTAGAAAATTATAACTATACTCAAGATTTTTGAACATAATATATTCTTGTATAGTTGTATTTTTGTAATAATCTTCTATAGATTTTAATCCATTCTTATTCAACCATAACGAACTGTTATTCAAGTTGCTATTATCTTTGTTTCTAGAATCACCTAAACCAAAATGTTTTACATAACCAAGAGTTGCTAAAGCCTCATATCCAAATTGGTATTTACCTACAAATCCTAAAGTATTTTTTGTTCTATAGTTTTGTTTGCCACCAGGGACAGATGATGATTCAGATTCACCAATCTTATCCATAAGTCTTTTAATATTGGCAACACTAAGTGGAGGCAAATTATTTGTAATAAAATCTTTGGTTGCTGGGTCTGTATTTACAGAACTTGCTACTAGTATTGGTTCGCCTGATCCATCAGTAACAGTACTACCGTCACTTGAAGTTACATAATTATTATCTGGTTTATTTACTCGACGATCTTTTTCAAATGGATTAGATTTATTTTTGCCGCCAATAGTACCCATCATTATGGGTTGTTGCATATCAGAACCATCTAAAAACCAACCAACTACCCAGGATCCTTCTAAAATTCCTACAGGTGCGTTACCTTTACCTGATATAGCAGCAGATGTAATTGGTTGTAACGGTAGTGCCCAAGGCAAATCTTTAGTTGGTAATATAGTTTTATCTTCAGTATGATAACCAAAGATTCGAACTCGGCATCGACCTAATTCCTCTGGGTCGTTTCTATCTTCTACAACACCAACCCACCAATTCATATTTCCTGACTGTTTATTAGTAAACATCTGTAACTGCGGTAAATGAATCTTTAGTAACTTCCATAATCATACTGTGTCTTGGAAGTGCATTTATTTTATGATGTATTTTAGTAATCAAATAATTGCCTGAAGAAAGTGGATCAAAATTATCAGCAGATTTATCACTATTATCAAGTGGGCCTGTATCTGGCAAATCTATATACATTAACGATCCAACTTCTACATCTGATCTACCTGGAACAACTATTTCTAGATTATAGTTATTAAGATTTAAAATATTAGACAGTCTATTACCATATATTTCAGATACTTTTTCAGTAAAATTATCTTCAACGTCAGTATGTAGGCCCGGATGCACAAAATTTATTTTAAAATTATTTTGCGGTGTAACTGCTGCTCCGTTAAGAAATAAAGGTTGCGCTGCTTCATTAGATGTCCCTGCCGTATGACTATAGTCATTAAATTTTTCCGGATAAAAATAGTCAACGTATTCGTAATCTTTATCCATAATATTTAAATCTATAACTCTACTTCCAAAGTAACCACTAGAAATATTTTCTAGATTATTGGTCGATGTCAACATTCTCACACTTTGAATTTGAAAAATCTTTTTATTAGCATCAGTTGTTTCAAACACGCCTGGTGGGAAATATCTATACATACCGATGGAAACATTTATACCTAGATTAAAAATGGTTTCAATCGGTGTAAAATAATAAAACTTGTTTCCTTCAAAGAACAAATAGTTACAAGCTTTTCCGCTCTTTGGTATTGCTTTAGATGCTAACCATTGAAAACATTTTACCGGAGACCAACCTGGGCTCACAAATTTTATACTATTCTCTGTTTCATCTAATATATTCAATTGACATCTAGATAAATTTTCAATCTTTTCGCCATTCGGTGAAATATATCTTGTATTAGTAAAATAATTTTCAAAAATATCTGCTACAATATCTGATACCTTGCCTTCAAATGCTTTTCTAATTGGTAGCAAATTACTTACGAATCCCTCAACAGAAATAAAATTCAGTACATATAGTTGAGTACTTTGATCTATAATTGTTCTATCTGAAACAGAATATACTCTAAATGTTTTCTGTATATTCATCTCAGATTTCAATCCAGGTGTTCGAATCTTCACTGATAAGTGTTCATCACCAGTAATAACCAAATATTTAATTAAATTTCTATTGTCACCTATTAAAATACTACCAGACATAACAGGTGAAAATATTGATTCATAGATACTTATCTCTCTAAAGAAACTTCGCAAGTCTACATATAATCCTGAAGAAGAAAATAAAACAAGTTCTTCTATAATTACATCGCCAGCATGACTTAAACCTTCGTCAATAGTTGTCATTTTATAATTAGTTTAGTAAAATTGTTTTGTATCAAAGATATAACGTTGTCCTTAGGGACCTTAATTCTTCTTTTAGATTCATTTACAGCTATTTCATATTCAAGTCTTGATACTGCATTTAGAGGAGTGGGTGGATCTCGTAGTAATAATGTGCTACCATCTTCCAAGGTAAAAAATACTTCCTCTTTTTCTCCGGAGAAAGAACTTTCTTCCAATGCTCTAAAATTATTTACTACAAAATTTTGAGTGTTAGTGTACAATTTTGTCTTGTATATTTCAGATTCACCACCATATTTTTGTATACAAAAACTCTTTAAATTTTCTTGAGATAATGGCCAATCAAATCTTGGATCTACTATATCATTAGCATGAAGAATTACCCAATGAAATAATGGAGTGCCGTAGAAAATATCAGAAACTATCTCAGGTGTTTCTCCATCTTTTATATCATATAGATCATATTGGGAATTATTGGAAATAAATT